CCCGCAGGTACAGGTAAAACTACCCTAGCAAAAATTATCGTTAAAAATCTAGATTGCGATTATCTTTACATAAACGCATCCGATGAAAATGGAATTGACACTATTCGAGAGAAAGTAAAGGGATTTGCTAGTTCTGCCTCTTGGAAAGGTATTAAAGTAGTAATTCTAGATGAAGCAGATTTTATCACAATCCAAGGTCAAGCGGCTTTACGTAATGTAATTGAAACATTCTCTCGCTCAACACGATTTATATTAACCTGTAACTTTATTGAGCGAATCATTGACCCACTTCAATCACGTTGCCAGGTGCTTAAAATAGTACCTCCATCTAAAACAGATGTATACAACCATTTAGATTGGATATTAAAGGATCAATTATCTATTTCATATAAACCTGAAGATTTAAAATCACTTATAGTACAGTATTACCCTGACATGAGAAAAATGTTGAATGTACTTCAAATGTCTGTAAAAGATGACTGTATTGAACTAGATAAAACAGTTTTAACCTCAAACAACTATATTAAAGAGGTATTAAAGGAATTGATGGGAAGTAAAAAATGGCTTACCGTTAGACAAATTATTGCAGATTCAAACGTTAAGGACTTTGAAGAATTGTATCGTAGTTTATTTGAATACAGTTCAAAATATGCTCCTGGAAAAGAAGGCTCTGTTGCAATTATATTAAACGAACATTTATATCAAGCAAATTTTAGAATAGATAAAGAAATAAATGTAATGTCGGCTTTAGCCAAAATTATAGAAACAATTTAAACCAAAATAAAAACCAAATGAAAACACAATCAAAAACACCCCCACAAATGAACATTGACTTTAACAACACAACATCAGTTGATGGATTTAATGGGGAAAAATTATTCGGACAAGCATTTGTAATCCGTAGAGTATCTAAATTTATTGCAGGAACAGATGAAGATCAACTTATCCCAATTACTGTATTTTACGATTTAGAATCAAAGAAAATACTCCCAGATTCGTTACCTTCAGAATTAAAAGAAGAATATAAAGATATTACATTAAGTGTCTAAAAAACAAATTAAGGATTTATGGGGGTGGTTAAATGAAATCACCCTCTATAAAACCCCAATTGAAAACATTTCGGAAGAATCGTGGGATAAATGGAACTCTTACGTGGTTAATCGATACGTATCGATGGATATACGCTATGTTGAATTAGCAAACTATATTCAAACAATACCATACGATAACAAACACCAACTATACCAAATTTATCGAGAAATGATCCCTAAATCCAAAGTGTTTTTGAAATATCTCAAGTCAAAAACAAAGAAAAAATCTGCTACATTAGTAGAATATGTAGCAAAATATTTTGAATGTAGTTTAGGGGAAGCAGAAGAATATATTGACATATTACGTAACCATGGCACCAGAAAGGTACTTTACGATATGGGAATGGATGAAAAAGAAGTAGAAAAATTATTAAAAAAATGAATAGAGAAATTAAGGTTACAGACTCAATTGTAGACTCCATTATAGACAAATTTGTTGATAGAGCTACCATTGGAAAACAAAAATATGGAACAGATTTAGATCGTAACGATTTAGAACTAGAAGAATGGCTAGAACATAGTATCCAAGAAAAAATGGATGACATACTATATATTCAGAAAGCTTTAATAGTATTGCGCGAAGCAAAAAATACATAATATTTATAATAAAATATATAAAAATGGAAAAAGACACATTACGCATGCAATTCCTTTCAGGTGTTATCACAGAAAGCGAATATAAAGCTATTATCAATAAAGAAATTGAGGATGCTAAAAAAGATTCACTTAATGAATCTATGATTGGAGGAATTGTTGGAATTGGAGCAATTAACCAAATTCCATCACGTGCTAAAGCAGATTATGAAACAGCGTTTGAACATTTCTTAGGTGAAAAATATGGTTTAAATGAAGTTGAAATAGAAGAAGTAAAAATAGAAGAAGGAGCATTTAATGACTTATTAAATAAAATGGAAAGCAATACTAGAATGGCAGCTGATATTCTTACTGTTATTACTTTAGCAAAAGAAGATAAAGAAGGTAATGCTGAAAAAGCTGTTGAATTATTAATGAAAAATCACGACTTATCTGAAGAAGCAGCACTTGAAGCTGTTACTCGTATCTTTAAAAAAGCTTTTGAATGGGTAGATTCAATGGAAGAAGGTAAAGAAGTAGAAGAACCAACTAACTACTAATATGAACCCAAGAGATATAATTACAGTAGACGTTCCTCTATTTATTCGTTTACTCGAATACGCTAGAGAAGATGCTCAAACAGACATGGATTTACATGATGTAGCAGAAAACATTATATCATTGTCTGCTTCCGGTAAAACATTGTCAATGGAAGATTACAGTACAATAATTGGATCTCAAGAAGATATCAATGAACGTAGAATGCTTCAAGTAAGAGCAGGAATCATTAGATAAAAATTAAACCCACGGCTTAGGACCGTATAGCTACGGCTATAAAAATTATCCTAGTATCGCTACAGGGATATTTTTAAAAACTAAAAGAAAGCTTGCCTATGGCAGGCTTTTTTTGTATCTTTGTGTAATGAAAAAGAAGTTACCTTTACTATTAAAAGAGATTAAGAGTAAACAATTACCAACAATAGATTATGCAACTCAAAAATCTATTTCATATTCTCAATTATCCATGTTCAATGAGTGTCCTAAAAAATGGTCACTCCAATACAAAGAAGGATATAAACAATTTACTTCCTCCATCCATACTGTTTTTGGAACAGCATTGCACGAAGTACTCCAATCATATTTAACTACAATGTATGGAAAAAGTGGAGCAGAAGCAGATAAACTAAACACATACGAAATGCTCGAAGATGCATTACGTGAAGAATATAAAAAGCAATACAAATCAAACAATAATCAACACTTTACCTCCCCTGAAGAACTTAGGGAATTTTTTGAAGATGGGGTAGAAATCATAAGAGAATTTGCTAAAAACAGAAACAAATATTTTTCTAAACGCGGTTGGCATTTAGTAGGATGTGAGTTGCCTCTTATACTCCACCCCTCTCCAAAATTATACAATGTAATGTTCCAAGGTTACCTTGACATTGTAATGTACCACGAGCCAACAAACACAATCAAGATCATAGATATCAAAACCAGTAAACAAGGTTGGAGCAAGAAAGAAAAATCAGACGAAAATAAACAATTTCAACTTATACTCTATAAAAAATATTTCTCTGAAACCTACAATTTACCATTAGAGAATATAGAAATAGAGTTCATGATAGTAAAACGTAAACCATTTGAAAGCGATAAATTCGTAATCAAACGTGTACAGCTATTTAAACCAGCATCAGGTAAAGTAAAATTAAATAAAGTATCCAAATCAATTGAGGAATTTATAGAACAAGCATTTGATCGAAATGGATACAAAGATGTTGAACATCAACCAACCCCACATAAAAATTGTAATTGGTGTTCATTTCATAAGACTCACTTATGTTCTGCGACCTACTAATATACTACCATATGTATATACAATAAACATAAAAGTAAATACTATGAGTGAAAAAAACCAACAATTAACAAGTGTCAAATTAGATAAAGATCTATTTGAGCAATTTAGAGTAGAATGCATTAAACGTAAATTTTCTTTCCAAAAACTATCGGAACGAGCAATTCACCTTTACTTAACAGATGATGAATTTAAAAGACAAATTCACAACCATAACGATTTAAGTTTGGAAGAGCAAAATTAAGTTATTACATTTAAATAAAAACAAAATAAAGTTATATGAATTCAAGTTTTAATTATCTCCCTCAAAACGAGAGGAAAAAAATCATGCTAATTTGTGACGACATTAGAGTACACTCTGGAGTAGCAACTATAGCAAAAGAGCTAGTATTAAATACAGCTCAACATTTTAATTGGGTAAATATTGCAGGTGCAATTAACCATCCTGAAAAAGGAAAACGTTTTGACTTATCTCAAGACACAAACACCAACACAAAATTAACAGATGCTTCTGTTTTCTTGTATCCTGTAGATAACTATGGAGATGCTGATTTGATCAGACACATGATTGAGGTTGAAAAACCAGATGCAATTATGTTAATTACTGATCCAAGATATTTTGAATGGTTGTTTGCAATTGAAAACGAGATTAGAAAACACATGCCAATCATTTATTTAAACATTTGGGATGATTACCCAGCACCGCTATACAATAAAGCATTTTACGAATCGTGTGATGCATTGTTAGCTATTTCAAAACAAACTAAATTAATTAATGAGCTTGTTTTAGATGAAAAAAGAGGTAAAAAGGTAATTGAGTATGTTCCTCACGGTTTAAACCACGATGTATATTATCCAATTGTAAAAGAGAATGAGCTAAAAGAATTAGAGACATTAAAATCTACTATATTTGGTGGTAAAGAAAAAGATTTTGTTGTATTTTTTAATTCAAGAAACATTAGAAGAAAACAAATTCCGGACACAATGCTTGCTTTTAAAATATTTTTAGATACTTTACCTAAAGAAAAAGCAGCTAAATGTGCTCTATTAATGCATACAGAAATAGTAAGTGAACATGGAACAGACTTAAACGCAGTACGTGAAATACTATTCAATGAT